CACCGAGATCTACACTCTTTCCCTACACGACGCTCTTCCGATCTCGTGCAGGTGACCGGAACTTGGGGATGGAGTAGCGTACCGACTGCAATCAAGCAGGCAACCATTATGAGCGCAACGAGGCTCTACAAGCGTTACGACAGCCCGCTAGGTGTTCTCGGCTTCGGAGATCTTGGAGTCGTTAGAATTAGCCGCATTGACCCAGACATCGCTTCACTGCTGATGCCTTACAGGAGAATAAGGTTCGCCTAATGGGTGACATTACAACCATTCGTCAAAAACTAGCTACGAACATCGGCACTATTACAGGGCTGCGCACATCGGCAGAGCTGATCGACAACCCTAGCCCGCCTATTGCCCTAGTAAACCTAGATTCGGTTGACTATCACCAGGCTTTTCAGGATGGCACGACCATACTAAATTTCACAGTTTCTGTCATTGTTGGACGCTCAGCAGAGCGGACAATGCAGAGAAAACTCGATGCTTACCTAACTCCGACTGGTGCACAGTCAGTCAAGGCTGGTATAGAATCGAACAGGAACCTAGACGGCAACTGCGATGACCTTGTGGTTAGCGGAGCTGGCTCGATAGGTTCTGTAACAATAAACGACCAAACATATCTGGCGGCTGAATTTCAAATCACCGTCTACGCATAAGGAGAAAATAAATGGCTAAGTTCGTTGTAACTGGCACTCAGGTGACCTTCAACGGTTCTGACATCTCCAGCAACTGCGCTCGTGCGGAGCTGGTGATCAATGCCGCTGAGGTGGACACTACTGACTTCGGTTCGGGTGGCTGGACAGAGGTAATCGGTGGACTAAAGAGCGGAACTGTTGCTCTTGACTTCCACAGCGACTTTGGATCGGGAGCTGTCTCGAACCTATTCGCAGACCTAGTCGGAACCATTGGAACCGTTACTATCATTGCTGCTAACGGAACTGCTGCTTCGGCAACTACCCCTGAATACACCGCTGAGGTTCTTGTCAACAGCTTCACCCCAATTGCGGGTGCAGTGGGCGACTTGAGCACCTTTAGCGTGTCTTTCCCAACATCTGGCGCAGTATCCTACGCAACTGCATAAGGAATAAATAATGAAACTCAACCTACAAATCACCTACAGTGATGGATCTTCAAAGGAGATCGAGGCTACAACAGCCGACATGGTCGCCTTCGAGGAAAAATTCAATGTCAGCGTTGCGAAGCTAGGTGCAGATACCAGAATTGGCTGGCTTTTGTATCTAGCTTGGCATGCTGAGAAGCGCACTGGCGCAACCAAAGACTCATACGAAAAGTGGTTAGAGTCCGTAGAATCAATGGGGGACACTGAACAAGCCCCAAAATAAGGGGGCTTGGCGATAGCTCAGCACATTGGTTCATAGCGGGTCTAGCCTGCGAGACAGGGATCTCCCCCAGAGAACTCATGCAGCTCGACGAGAGAATGCTATGGACTATGCAGAGATGGTTGGTCGCCAAGAATATGCCAAAGAAGACCGCTCGATAAGGGCGGTCTTCTGCTTTACCGAAGCCAGTAAAATAGTATGAGGATTGGCGGTTGTGATGGCTAAGAGTGATGCCCGACTTGAACTAAGTAATGTTACAGAAGTTCTGCGCATACTGCGCAAGCTTGACGAAGATTACTACAAGCAATTTAGACAAGACGCCAAAGAAATCGCTACGCCAGTTCGCAATGCTATTCAAAGAGAGCTGCGCAAATTCAGTCGTGGCAATCCTCCGCTAAGCGGAATGAGGCAGGTGCACTTCGGTAGAGTCGCTTGGGGCACAACTTACGCCCCTGCTGGCAGGCCACGTCCCAAGCCCTATGACTCAGCCCTCATCGACGTCCCAAGACGCATGAAAAAGAACAGGTATGGCTACACGCCAATTGTGCGAGTAGTTGTCGGATCTCCTGGAACTGTCTTAGCTGACATGGCGGGTATCTCAAACAGAAAAACTCGTGCCTACCCGATAACTCGTCCTTACGACTACATGTATACGATCAGGGGACAAAAAGTCCCTGGTAAGCGTCAGCACCAGATAACTACGCAGGGCTTAGAGATGATCGCTAACCTGCCTGGTCGCCGTCCGTCAAGGTATGTCTGGAA